GCATGAAATTGCCTACAGAAAAGGTTGTCATACGCCGATTCTCCTGCGAGTGCTGCTACTCATCTGCAGCCTGCGGAGTGTTTGCTGCTCTCCTCGCTGAGCACCTTGTGCTGCAGCCTGCTGCAGACCCTGCTGGAACTGATCGGCAGTCACATAATCAACGTTGTTGATCCGCTCAACGCTGTAACGGACATCAATTGCAGCCGATGAACCTTGCACTGCTGCAATCGCCTCATCCTCAGAAGCCACGCCACCACCTGCTGCGCCAGGACTACGACGTGAGTAGCGATTCATGGCATCGCGTGCGCTGCCTTGGTTAGCGACCTCGACGCCGAGTCGACCACTTGGCCCGCGCTTCAGCGGCATGATCGCTTCAGCTCCAGCCTCGCCCATTAAGCCAAAACTGCCGGATGCACCATCTGCGTATTGGAACATCGTCGGGCTGCTGACGATCCCACCCTTGGCAAAAGGAACAACTCCGTTGCCTGTGAATGCATTGCCTTTTGCTGAGCTAAGGAAGCTCATCCCAGGCAAGCCCTTCAAGATATTGAACATCGCAGCCTTGATAAAAATCTTGCTTAGGTCAGACAAGACAGAGCGAGCAAACTCTTTAAAGTTCGCCTTACCAGTAGTGACAAACTCGTGAAACTTGTCGCCAAGACCATCAAAGGCTCTAGCCGCTGCATCGCCAAGGTTGCCAAACAGGTCACCCATTGACTCGATGCCTTTTTTGAATCTGTCCTTAAATCTTTCCATGCCTTCCTTGTCCATTTTGTTTAAAGCGTTGACAGCTGCCTCAATTTTTTTCTTGAGTTCGTCGTATTCAATGACACCTTCTGTTACAAGTACATTGAACTTCAACATCAACTCATTAACCTTTATTTGGTTCTCGGCTGCAATTAACTGCTCGTCAGTGAATAAACCTGACTCACCCTTGGCCTTGGTTAGTAGTTTATTTAATTGAATTTGCGCTTTGGCGATAGTGTTGGATCTTCTAAGCTTTTGCTGTTCCAACTGATTGATTTGATTTTTTTCTCTAATCTCAATCTCAACTAACTTAACTCTTTGCTTTTGAGGTGGCAAAGATTCTGCGGCAGTTTTAGCAAGTTGTGCCTCTTTAGCAATCATCTCCCTGGTTAGAGTTATTCCTCTCTCGCGATTTCTAAGGGCTTGAATCTGCGCGTTTGCCGCTGCCTCACTAATGTCTTTTGGCGGCTTATTCAGGTCTAAATCGCCGGCCCCAGGCAAACCTCCCCCTGGTCTCGCTTGCTGAATGTCGCCCCTAAGTTTTCTCATGGCGAGCAAGCTGGTTCGCTCTTGACCCATCTGCTGCAACTGTCTTGCAAGCTGATCTCTGTCAAAAATTAAACTGCTTGCATCACCGCCCATAGCAGCTGCGCCGCCCAACAGATCTGCAGGTCGAGCAAGCTGCTCTCTGCGAATATCAGAGTTCAGCTCTAAAAGCCTTTCATTGCCTTCCTGTATGTTTTTGTCTAAAAGAGCAAGCCTGTTGTCATCACTTATGCCTAAGAAGCGGTCAAGAGCGTCTGCAGCATCAGCAATTGCTTGGATGATCGCGCCAAAAACTTCTTGAAATGCCGAGCCAATAGGGGTCAAAAGACGTCCCACTGACTCATTCATATTGGAAAGAGCGACTGCGAGTCGATCTCCAGCTGCCTCAGGGCTTTTCGCAATAATTTCTGCCGTGAGTCCATACTTTTTGAATATTTCTTCTGCAAATTTCTGGAAATCAACAAGGCTGACCTCGCCTCTTTCTAAAGCCTTGTCTAACTCTTGCGGTGTTTTGCCAATGGAAGCGGCAAACAGTGTAAACGCACCTGGCAATCTTTCGCCGATTTGTTGACGTAGTTCCTCAGCGCTGACTTTGCCTTTAGAGAAGACCTGCGATGTTGCCACCAACGCAGATCTTACGTCCTCTAGAGATCCACCAGTTGCCCTTACAGAGGCGACTATGCCGTTAAAAGCTGTCTTTGTATCCTCAATATTTCCACCTGCGCCTTGGACTGATGCCTGCAATCTTGTGAATTGCTTAGTGACAATCTCCTGAGGGATGGCAAACCTTTTGGAGGTTTCCTCAATAAATTGCAGTGATTGGTCATACTCTTGCTGGCTAGTTGTTACACCTTTCAGCGCGATGCGTAGCTTTACCAGATTTGCTGAATATTCAGCAGTGGCGCCTAAAGCTTTCCTAATCTGTCCAACTTGCGCGCCAAAAGCGCCGCCAACAACTGCACCAGCAGGGCCGCCAGCAAGAGCGCCGAAACCTGCGCCAATGGCGCCCTCAGGTCCGCCAAAAACGCCAGCAGCAGCAACAGCGCCAACACTTTTCGCAGCATTGGCGAAGCGGCCTCCTCTTCTTCTGGTGCCTTGAGCTTTTTGAAGCTCTTGATCGTACCTAGCGATATCAGCCGTTAGCTGCTTGAACTGTGCAGAGCCAATTTGCGCCTCAGCCCTCAATGACCTAAGAGCGCCAATCTGAGACTGAATTGTGTTGATATTTCTTTTGCCAGCCGTGTCAAAGCTTTTTATTCGATCTCTTACCTGACTAATTCCTTTCGTATCCAGCTGATTGGCTGCATTGCTCAGCCCACGGAAAGAACTCTCTAGCTTTTTGACTACAGCAGCAGCCCCTGAGTCGGAAAACTCAAGACTGATCTTGATCTTTTCAACTGCTGCGGCCATTTGAGCGCTTCCTGAGTTCGGTTAGGGCGGTCGCCTCCATTACCTGAAGACGCTCAAGCACATCAGTGCGATTTTTCACATTGTAGAGGTCAAACAAGCCTCCGGAACCAAGCAATACCTCATACTTCAGGCCAACCAAGCCGTCCATTGAGACGGTCCATTGCGTTTGAACGCGCAAGAACATCTGAACTGTCTCCCAGTTCTCGTCCCAAACCTCGAAGTCCTCAGACTCTTTAGCCTTGGGTTCTGGCAGCTTCATGCCAAACGCTGCAGCATCGTCTTGGGTCTTGTCCTCGACCTGCTTGCCGCCAGAAACCCAATAGACCGCAGCGTCTTTTAGTTTCCCGCTTCGCCCTCCGAGTAAGTGTTGGTGTAAGCATTGAGGACTGATTTCAGCCAATCAACGTCGTCACCGAACTCTTTGAGTAGGTCTTTTGAAAATGCCAAAGGCTCACCGTCCTCCTCGATGCCTTCCCAGCCAACCAAGATCTTTTCGAGAAAGGGCAGGCCTGTTGCATCGCCCATCTTTTCAAGCTCAGACATCTTCACTCTTTTGAAGATGGCAACAAACTCTGATGTCTCAAACTCTCCCGGACGATCAGAGCTTGGTTCTTTTACTTCAACAGGCCATTTGAAGGTTTTATTCTTCTTGCGAACAAAAGCCATTAGATAAAGGGATAAGCCGGCTCAGCATACACAAAAAAAGAGAGCCCGCAAAGGCTCCCTTCTGTGAGGAGATCCCCCACCCAATAGGGGCGATCAAGTGTAAACCAAGTCAAACTCAGCATTAGCCGCAGCATCTGGCACACAGGTGTATGGGATTTCAAGCATCGCAATGCCGTCAGAATCGCCATAAGCAACGTCACCAATATCCACCTTGCTAGAGGTGAATTGCACCTTGTTGCCAGCAACCGTGCCATGCTGGAAGACGAGGTTGCCAAGGGCGGCGTCGTCATCAACAGCTGCTGCGAAGTAATCCTTCGTGCCAAGAGCCACGGCTTCAATAGAGACTGAGCCGCCAGCAGCGCGATCGGTAATCAAGACCTCTTTGGTCCCGCCAACCAGTTCGCGATACACAGTGCTGTTGCCGAGATCAAACGAGAAGCTCTGCAGAGCACCTGCGTAAGAAAGCAGCTGGAAGCCTGTGACGTTGCCGTTTTTGAAGATCAACGGATCATCCTGATTCGCGTACGTCGGAGTCAGGAGCGCAGTGTCGTCGGGAGCGTTGTAAATGCCGGTGAAGGTGAAGTCCAACGTAGGAATTTCACCAACATTTGCAGTCAAAGCGACATTGCCACGGCAGCCAGTCATCTTGTGACGGACGCCATCAATGTTGTAGTGAATGGTGACTGAGGAAAAGCTTGCGCTGACCGGGTCGTAGGTCACCGAGGTGTTTGCAACAACAGTCTCAGCAAGGCCACATGCCTTCAGTGCTTTGCCGTAAGCAGGTGCAGTGCCTGCAGTGCCAGATCCAGCGAGTTCAACGCTGAAAGTGCATTCAACGCGAGTGTTTGCGAGCAGCTGTTGAGACGCGCCTAAGTAAGGACGAATTAGATCGCGGCTAACAACATCACTGCTCTGAGGAGTGATGCTCAGATCCCTTACGAGTACGGCGTCGGCCCCGTCCGGAGTTGGATCCGTCCCGTAGCTTGACTCCGTCTCGATCACGATCAGGCGTTTGCGCAGTAGCAGTGCCATCGGATGTTT